GGGTGATGGAACCGTGAGGTGATGATATTTGTCCGCTATAAGTATTTTACTGGCCAGGATTAAATCAGCCGTATATGGCGAAGAGGTTCGCGGCTCCATTCATGACGCTATCGAGCAGTGCTATGAAGACGTGACGAACGCCAAGACCCTGGCTGACAATTCGATTAATAATTCTACTACAGCTCTGAACAACGCAAACAATGCTGTAAGTGCTGCCAACGCCGCTCAGCGAACTGCCGATAACGCCATTGCCGATGTGACTGCTGCAAGAGATGCAACTGTGCAGGCTAAGGATGATGCAGTGGCAGCGAAGACAGATGCTGAAACTGCAAAAGCTGATGCCATCGCGGCTAAGAATGCTGCTGAAGAAGCACAGGAAGCTGCCGAACAGGCGAAAGACAACGTAACTCAGCTTGAAGCATCAGTTCAGCAGGCTAAGATGGACATCGAAACAACGCTCAACGAGACATATCAGCAGCGTCTACAGGAGTATAACGATAATGCCAATGCAGCGCTGCAAACTGCCGAGGAAGAATTCGACGTTTATATTGAAGGCAAACTTGACGAGTTCGACGACAATGCAACAGCAAAGAACACCGAGCTGAATAACATTAAGTCCCGTGCTGATACTCAGGCCGCAAATGCTGTGAACATTGCTCAGAACGCCAATACCCAGTCGCTTCAGGCAATCGAGAAAGCTACCAACGTGGAAAACGAGTCCGCTGAAGTTGCTACCAAAGTCGATAAGATTAGCACAACTGTTGATGCTGCCATGCTTCAGGTACAGCAGAGTCCTGACGGTGCATTCGTTGAAAACGGTGTTGCATATTTCACTAGGAATGGTGAAGTTCTGTTCTCTATCACCGGTATTGGTGGTGGCGGAGGCGGTGGAGGTGGCGGTGCTGTCACTCCTGCTACCATGGAAATGAAGAATACTTCTGGCTGGAATATGACCACCGTTGCTAAAGGTGACAGCTGTGTTGTTCACTTCCGTTGGTCTTCTCTGGAGGATGAACTTCCCACCGGTCCTGGTTCCATGCGTGTGATGGTAAATAACAGCATTCGTTTCGTTGACAATGCATATCCACAGGGAGAAGATTGCCAGGTTGATGTTGGTCCGTATTTGTCCTCTGGTACAAACAGCATTGCGATCTATGTTGCTGATATTTACGGACAGGAACGAATAATTCGTTGCACTGTTATTGCTGCAGTATTTGAGCTTACTTCGTCTTTCGACAGCTCGACTCCTTATAGTGGTGCTATTCTTGTGCCTTACACACCAACAGGATCGACGTCCAAAACAATGCACTTTATTGTGGATGATGTGGAGATCGGAACCGTTGTCACTAGTGTTTCTGGAAGACAGCAGAGTTACACTATTCCTCAGCAGCCGCATGGTGCACATACGCTCCGAATGTATTTCGAGGGTGAGCTTAACGGACAGGTTGTAAGATCCAACGAATTATATTTCGAGATCACCTGCATTGATCCGCTGAGCGATACTCCTGTTATCACCAGTTCTTACCGTAATGCTGGAGAGAAACAGTACGATACTATGAACATTCCGTACAGTGTGTATAATCCTGCAGCTCTTAAGACTGATATTGTTATTACTGTTGATGGCACTACAGTTTCGGAGCTTACGGTTGAGCGCACTACACAGATGTTCAGCTATCGTTGGGAAACGAGCGGCAATCATGTCGTTGCAATTACAACTGGCACACCTGGAAACTCCGATTATGCGCGTAAGGAATGGACCATTGCTGTTGAAGCTGTCAACATTGACGTTACGCCCGAAACAGAAGCTCTTGCTCTGTATTTGTCTTCTAATGGTCGAAGCAACGCCGAAGCTCTCGAAGCCCGTCAGCAGTGGAAGTACAATGATATTTCTGCAACACTTACTGGTTTCAACTGGCGTATTAATGGCTGGATGAACGATGAAGATGGAATTACTGTTCTCCGACTGAACGATACGGCAAGGGCTACGATTCCTTATCAGATATTCGGAACTGACTTTAAAGCGGAAGGCAAAACTATTGAAGTTGAATTCGCTACAAGAGACGTTGTCGATTATGGCGCTACGATTCTTAGCTGTGAAGAGGGTGGTGTTGGCCTCAAGATCACTCCACAGAATGTATATTTCAATGGTGCCCAGACGAAGATCAGCACTCCTTACAAGGAGAACGAGCATATCCGTGTCGGCATTACTGTTGAAAAGCAGTCTGACTTCCGACTGATTATGGTTTATATTAACGGTATTGCTTCCAGTGCTATCAGGTATGCAAGCGGTGAACGTTTCAGCCAGCTGAATCCTGTAGGCATTACTATCGGCTCTGACCTGTGTGGCATTGATATTTACAACATTCGTGTGTATGATCAGGCACTCACGTCCAGACAGATGGTAGATAACTGGATCGCCGACACTCAGCTTGGTAGTCTTATGCAGGAGCGTTATAACCGGAATCATATTTACTCTGAGACTGGTGACGTTACTCCGAATACTCTTCCCAGCAATCTTCCTTATATGGTTATCACTGGTGTTGAGCAGCCTCAGTATAAGGGTGATAAGAAGACCGTATCTGGCAGATACATTGATCCTGTCGACAGTTCAAAGAGCTTCACGTTCAAGAACTGCCAGATCAACGTTCAGGGTACTTCGTCTTCGATTTACTACAGAAAGAACTGGGATATGCAGTTTAAGGAAGGTTTCACAATGTCTAACGGTACAGAGGCTGATAATTACGCTTTGAGAAATGGATCGATCCCATTTAATCGTTTCGTTCTGAAAGCTAATGTCGCTTCGTCCGAAGGTGTAAACAATACTGCTGGCGTGATGCTTTATAACGATCTCTGCCCGTACAAGACTGCCGAAATGGAAGACGATGCCAGAGTCCGTTGGGGTATTGAAGGTGTTCCGATCGTAGTGTTCTGGGAGAACCCGGATACAAACACATTGGAATTCCTTGGCCAGCACATGTTTAACCTTCCGAAGAGAGCACCTGCACCGTATGGATATTCCACTGACGGCTCTGACGAATCATGGGAATTCGAGAGAAACAACTCGGACAACATGAAGTTCAAGACCTTCGACACAACAAGCAAGACGTGGGATGAGGTTAAACAGGAATACTACCCGACGTGGTACGATGACTGGGAGGCAAGATTCCCGTCTGATGAATGGCGTAACACAGATAAGCTTGGAGAATTTGTGCGGTGGGTTGCTTCTACGAACAGAGAAGCCGCTACAAATGAAAATCTTCCTTCTCGTGTAACTTACACTCTGCCTACCAGATCCACACTGAATGCCTATCCTGACGATACGTCGTATTCTGTTCAGGAAATTGGCGAAGGCAGTTCTACTCAGTACAGGATCGTCTTTACGAAGGATACTCCTGCGTATAGACTGACCAAATTCCGTGCTGAAGCGGCACAGTACATGGAACTGGAAGCATTTGAATTCTATTATATTTTCACTGAACAATTCCTGATGATCGACTCCCGTGCCAAGAACCTGTTTGTTGGTACTCACGGTGGTCGTATTACGGAGGGCTGATAAATGGCAGACACAAAACGTGTAATGGACAGAAAGTTTGTTCCAGAGCCGTATGATATGGATACCATGCTCGGCACGAATAACAGTGGTGTACTGATGTTCCCTCCTTATCTTGAGGATACGGACACAGTCTCCGCTGTTATTTCTGGCGAGGGCGGTAGCGATGCACCTGTATTCAACGCTCAGGATTCTGTATTATGGAATAACCTGAGAGATGCATTCAGGGACCAGATTACGGCAATGTACAAGGAACTCAGAACCGGAAACAAATGGAATGCCAAATACGTTGCTGAATATTTTGATGAGATGCAGTCGAAATGGCCTGAAGCAATGTTCAACGAGGATGGAAAAACCAAGTATCTGATTCCTCTGATCGACCCTGTTACTGTTGACGAGGATACTGGCGAATTGATTCGCACAGACAGATATTTGACCATGCTTCAGGGATCGAAGGCCATGCAGAGACTCTGGTGGCTGTACAACAGATTCAGGTATATGGACAGCAAGTACAACACAGGCGATGCAGCGAGGACGATCAACCTTCGACTGTTTAATGGCGGCACACTGACTCTGACTCCTGCAATTGATTTGTATGTGGGAGTAAGTTTTGGTGGTGGTACGACTCCTGCTCTGAAACGGACAAAAGCCGAGCAGCCTCAGACGTTTGAGTACGTGGCTCCGTCTGGTGTTACAGAAATGGAAACCTGGATATATTCCGCAGATCTGATTACCGATCTTGGTGACCTGTCTGTGTTCTATCCGAACGAAATTGATGTTTCCAGAGCAAGTCGTCTTCGTACTTTGAATATTGGCAGTCTGGCTGAAGGATATTCGAACTCGAACCTGACTACAATCAACGCAAGTAATAACCCTCTGCTCGAGTACATTAACTGTGCTAACTGTCCTCGACTCGCGATTTCTCCAAATCTTGAGAAATCTGTTAGACTGAAGGAAGCGTATTTTGAGGGTTCTGGTGTTACCGGTATTGAACTTGCGGATGGTTGCACGATTGAAAAACTTCATCTTCCTGCATCTGTGACTTCTCTGATTCTCACGAACCTGAATAAGCTTACCGACCTTCAGATCGAAGACATGTCCAACATTACAAGAGTAATGCTGTCGAACATGAGCGCTGATATTATCGACCCAATGACCGTTCTGGAGTCTATTCCTGCTGGATCTCAGGTGTACATTGATGGTCTTGATATTACGCTGGCCAACGATACTGAACTCCAGGAGTTTATTGACTTCCTTGACACGATGAGAGGCGTCACAAGAGAACGCAGCGCTAAAGGTGAATGGCTGTATCACGATCAGGAAACGGCACAGATCAATGGCGTGATTCACGTCGACACCACAACTGGTGCAATGGCCAGGCAGCTGAAGGACAAATATCCTTATATTACTCTTGACTTCAAGCACATCAGCTGCACAGTTACGTTCCACAACTATAACGGTACGTCTGTGCTTCAGACTAAGACCTCAAATGATGGAGCTGCTGTAACGTATACCGGATCCACTCCGACTAAGCCTCAGAGTGCAAGCCATACCTTCACATTCTCTGGCTGGGCATACCAGATCGACGGTGTGAAGAATGACAATGCACTCAAGAACGTTACTGAGGATCGTGACCTGTATCCGGCATTCACTGCTACAATTAGGACGTTTACTGTAACGTTTAAGAATTATAACAACACTACGCTGCAGACAGTTAATAACGTCCCGTATGGTTCTAATGCTGAGTACACTGGTTCTACGCCTACGAACAACAGTAGTGGCGACACGGCAGACTTTGAATTCATTGGTTGGAGCCCAGAGCCTATCAATATCGTCGGAGCAACGACTTGCGTGGCACAGTTTAAAGATGTGAGCAGTATAGTTTTGAAATTACTTAACGGAACTTTAACAGAAGTTGATGATTCGGACGAGTTAATCGAAAACGTTGGTACGTTTGCCTTTGCATATTTACCAAATTTAACAAACGTCAACTTGCCGGTCGCAAAGTCGATCGAAGCTAACGCTTTTTATGAGTCAAAAGCATTGTCGAATTTAACTTTGCCAGTGTGCGACACCATTGTAAGAACTTCATTTAGTAAAACTAAGTTTAATACGCTAAGTTTACCTAAGATAACAACACTTCCTGATGCAGCATTTTCTAAAGACGTCGAGATGTATGCAAAACAAGTTAATTTACCATTGGTTGAAACACTCCCTAATTATTGTTTTAGACAGAATACAGACCTTCAATATGTGGATGCGCCTTTGGTAAAAAACATTCGATATTATGCTTTTAATGGATGCAACAAATTAAAGAGTATAAATTTTCCTTTAGTCGAAAGCATTGAAGAAAGTGCCTTCGCTTCATGTACGTCAGTTGAGACTATTAACATTGATGCATGCACCACATTGGGTTCTAATGCCATATCTGGTCTAAGCCATGTTACTGAATTTCAACTAAAGAATATTGAAAATGTGCCTTCGTTTACATTTTCTGGCTGGAACAACGTTACTAAAATAGAACTTTTTGCAGTAAAAAAAATACTAGCTGATCGGGTGTTTCAATATTGTTCATTATTAGAAACCTTGATTATTCGGCAATCTGATACTGTAGCCGCTCTATCGTATTCCAACGCTTTTAGTGCTTGCCCGAATGTATCCATTTATGTTCCAGACGTTCTTGTAGAAGACTACAAAGAAGCAACCAACTGGTCTGCATATGCCGCAAATATTAAGCCACTTTCGGAGGTCCAAGAATAATGAATACCAGAGAGCAACTCGGAGATTCCGTTACATTCGTAAAAATAATAGATAAAACAATAGTTTCTTTTTCTGATGATAAACTTAAAAGTCTTCGTAGCGGTGCATTTCGTGGCTGCACATTGTTGGAAAGCGTTGATTTACCGTCGGTTACGACTATTAATGCATACGCTTTTGCTGGATGTACTAATCTAAAAAGTGTTAATCTTCCAAGCCTTATCAACATACCAACACAGCTTTTCATGAATCACTCCTTATTAGTTACGGTGAATTTATCTGGATTAGGAAACGTGAAAGATCAATGTTTTATCGGGTGTAGCGCATTAAAGAAAATTGTTTTACCTTCGGCATATAGGATAGCCTCCGGATGCTTTAGGAATTGTACTTCGTTAGAAATTGTCGATTTGCCATCTCTTGAAACCATGGAGCCAGCATTTGATACAAATTGTCCAGCATTGGAAAAAGTTATAATTAGAAATACGGAGCGCGTCGCAACTATATCAAATACAAAAGTATTTGCAGGGGCTACGAATGCTCTTATTTACGTCCCAGATGCTCTTATAGAAGATTACAAGGCAGCTACCAACTGGTCGTCCATTGCTGACCGAATCAAACCGCTCTCCGAACTGCCTGCTGAAGAATAAGAAAGGACAGCATCAAAATGGTAAAAACTGAGTATTTCACAACTCGCAGTGACGGGGTTGTCCTCGTCCGTACCTACAGTGATATTCACCACACGATCATCTCTGACGAGACTGGATACGAGTACGATGAAGCAATCGATCCTGAATTCAAGCATCGTACCTACCATGAGTCCGAGAACGAGATCGTAGACCCTGAACTGCCGGAAGATATTCCTGAAGAAACTCCGGCAGAATAACTACACTATCAACTG